ATTGGTTTCATTTTAAAATGCAAAAAAAAACAATCTATTAAAATGTCCTATCTCAAATCAATTAGTGATAGTCTGGCCTCTACGCATAGAGAAAGTGGTCCGTCTGTTACTAATATAAAAACAAATGAAACCTATCAGAGTATTAACAATCCTCAAAGCGATTTTGCTAAGAAAAATCTCAAAATAGGCTATAATTTAACCCCAGCTGAATTATATGAATATGCCTTACAGGAAGAAGGCACCATTATCACCAAAGAAGGAGCTTTGGCTGCTTATTCGGGGGTAAAAACTGGTCGTTCTCCCAAAGATAAAAGAATTGTTTACGACGATATGACCAAAGATATTTGGTGGGATAAAGGTTCTCCCAATTTCAAGATGGATAAAAATACTTTTTTAATTAATAGAGAATCGGCCATTGATTATCTTAATAATTTAGATAAAGTATTTATTTTCGATGGTTTTGCTGGTTGGGATAAAAACCATCGTCTTAAAGTAAGAGTTGTTTCTGAACGCGCTTATCATTCTCTTTTTATGCACAATATGTTAATTAGACCAAGTGAAGAAGAATTAGCTAATTTTGGCGAACCCGATTATACCATCTATAATGCTGGTAAATTTCCTTGTAACAGATATACTGGCTATATGACCTCTTCAACTAGTATTGATTTTGATTTCACTAGAAAGGAAATAATAATTTTAGGAACTCAATATGCCGGGGAGATGAAAAAAGGAATTTTTACTGTTATGCATTTTTTGATGCCTTTAAAGGGAATTTTGTCCCTTCATTCTAGTGCCAATGAAAATAAAGAAGACGGTTCTGTAAGCATATTTTTTGGGCTCTCGGGTACTGGTAAATGCCATGGTTTTGACACTCCAATTATGTTGCATAATGGAACTACTAAAATGGTTCAGGATATAAGAGTGGGAGATTTGGTAATGGGAGATGATTCTAATCCAAGGAAAGTATTGTCCCTGGGGAGAGGTGAAGATGAAATGTATGAAGTTACCAATATTAAAGGAGATACCTATACTGTTAACAGTGAACATATATTATGTTTAAAACATAACAGAACACCATATATACGAGATAGAGAAGATAGATATTCTTATATGCTACAATGGTTCGATAGCGGTAAATTAAAAACAGAGACACTTACATCCTCTTATAAAAATAAAAGCAAAGAAGAAGCCTTAAATGAGTTAGAAAAAGTATTAGAAGAAAAATTAAAAGTCTCAAAATACTTTACAATATCTGTTAAAGATTATTTAAGTATATCCAAAGGTTATTTGAAAAATTTTGTTGGTTATAAAGTAGGGGTAGAATTTCCGGAAAAAGAAGTTGATATAGATCCTTATATCCTTGGGTTATGGTTGGGCGACGGTCATTCTGATAGGCCCAATTTTACAAATCAAGAAGCAGTAATTCTAAAATATTTATCCAAAGAATTATTAAACTATGATTGTTATTTGAGCCACTGTCAAGATTATACTTACAGATTTTGCTCTTTAAAGAAAAAAATAAATTCCTTGAAAAATATTTTGAGAGATAATAACTTAATAAATAATAAACATATACCGGTAAAATATAAATACAATAGCAGATCAAATAGATTAAAATTATTGGCAGGTTTAATCGACACCGATGGGTATTATGACCCCAAAGGTAAATATTATGAAATTACTCAGAAAAACAATAAACTAAGCGAGGACATAGAATATCTTTCCAGGAGTCTTGGATTTTCTTGTTATAGTAAAAAATGTAAAAAATCATGTATGTACAAAGGTGACAAGAGCGAGGGCGAATATAATAGAATGAATATTTATGGCAACAAGTTGGAAGAAATTCCAGTATTATGTCCAAGAAAAAAGGCTATTGCAAGAAAACAAATAAAAGATCCATTATGTAGTCAAATTAAAATTAAACCAATAGGTAAAGGTAAATATTATGGTTTTGAATTAGATGGAAATCATCAATATTTATTAGGAAATTTTATCGTTACCCACAATACAACTCTTTCTGCCGATCCTGGTCGATATCTGATTGGAGATGATGAACATTGTTGGACAAATGACGGAATTTTTAACATTGAAGGAGGATGCTATGCAAAGTGTATCGATCTTTCACCGCAGAAAGAGCCTGAAATTTATGATGCTATAAAATTCGGTGCTTTGCTAGAGAACGTAAAAGTGAGCAAAAAAAGAGAAATTGACTTTTCCTCCGCTGTTATCACCCAAAATACGCGACTGTCATATCCTATCCATTTTATCAAAAATGCCAAAAAAGTGTGTATAGGGGTACATGCAAAAAACATAATTTTGCTCACTTGTGATGCTTTTGGTATTTTACCACCAGTTTCAAAGTTGAATAAAGAACAGGCTATGTATTACTTCATAAGTGGCTATACTTCTAAAATTGCTGGCACCGAAGATGGTATAAATGAACCGGAAGCTACCTTTTCATCTTGCTTCGGCGAAGCTTTCATTGTTCATCATCCTCTGGTCTATGCTCGTATGCTAGCCGATAAAATGGAAGAACATAATACTAATGCCTGGTTAATTAATACTGGCTGGATAGATGGTAAATATGGCGAAGGATCAAGATGTCCTTTGAAATATACTCGCGCTATTGTCGATGTTATAAATAACGGGACATTACAAGATGAAGAATTTTATGAAATAGATAATTTTAAATTAGCTATTCCTAAGAAGTGTAAAAATGTTGATCCAAATATCTTGAATCCTCGCAACTTATGGAAAGATAAAGAACAATATGATAAAGAAAGTCTTAATTTAGCCCATATGTTTAAGACTAATTTTGATAAATATTCTCTTCCTGATTTAGAAAAATATGGCCCCGTTATACAAACTTAATACTTTTTGGACTATCCGAATAAATTATCTTTTGAACTAAATAACAATTATCATTTAATTTATTATTTATATAACTTTTCATATCATTTATATTATTAAATTCTAAACCTTCATTTAATTTAAATTTATTAATAATTTCTAATACATCTATTTTAGAAATTATCACATGAGTAGTACCACTAATATTAATAGCTTCAATTAGTTTATCTAAATCTAACCAATTAACCTTTCTTAACCTTCCGGTAGTAGTACCAAATTCATTACCTATTTTAGCTATTTCTTCTAAATCTTTATCTTTCAATAAATCTTCGCTAAAAAGAGGATCTACTCCTACACGAGTATCATATATTTTGGCAGCTCCGTAAATATTTCTTATTTTTTGGGGCGGAAAACCTAAGGAACACGCACTATATGGCAAAGTGGTAGAAGAAGTAACAAAAGGATAATTTCCTTGATCTATATCTAACCAAAAACCTTGGGCTCCTTCGCATAATAAGTTACCATATAATTTATCTGTCATAATATGTTTATTTATATCAAAACATTTTAAATTTTGGAAATAATTAACATTATCAATAATATCACACAGTCGTAATCCTTTTCTGGCATATTTATCTCTACCACAGGGAGCTATACCCTTGCCAGTAGAACCTTGGCTATTTATGTATTTTTTAGCATCTTCTTCTTTATGTTCTGATGTGACTATATGAACTTTTTTAGAAACTTTTATTAAATTTATATCAAACCCATTTTCTTTTAGATATATCATTTCTTTATCAAGGTCATTTAAATTTACATAACACTGTGGTCCTATGTAACATTTTTTCCCATAAAAGATGCCCGTGGGAATAATATTAGTATTGTATTTTTTATCTTCATAATAGATGGTATGGCCAGCATTACTTCCCCCGGCCCAACGACATATCCAATCGTAATTATTATTATATTTTATCAATTCAGTAATTAATTTACCCTTAGCTTCGTCTCCCCAAGCTAAACCACAACAAATATCCACGTTTTTTATAAAATCCATTTTATAAAAAATATACTATTATATAATAAATTTATTAATAAGAGGAATATAACATTCAATCTTAGGTAAAATTTGATCTTCTTTTTTCCCCATATCATCATATTTTCTAATTTTCAAAATACTAAAAAAATCTGGATCTCTTTCCATATTTTCTAATTCCAAATTATCCATTTTACCTCCTTGATATTTTAATGTTTTTTTAGAAGCACTAGTTAATTTGTCATAATAATTATTATTCTTAGATACTAAGTAACGTTTAGCATCTACATGTTTTTCTACTAATTTACATACTCGTTCATCCATATTCATATTTCTTAAATATTCAGCAGCTATTTTTCCATGATCACTTACCCCCAGACCGTCCATGTCATCTTCTTCTAAAAAATGACCAATATCGTGTAACAAACAAGCTAAAATTATATATTCTACTTCGCCGGCTTTTTCTGCTTCCAAGGCAGTTTGAATCATATGATCTCTTTTATTTATTTTTTCACCAAAATATTCTTCTTGACCATAAATATTAAAGAGAGATATCAAATCCTCCATTTTAAAATAAAAAATATTAATAACCACCTCCATAACCGCCTCCACCTCCACCTCCATAACCGCCTCCGGTACCTCCTCCTCCGGTACTAACTGTTCCACCGCTATAACTTCCGCTTGAAATAGTGCTAGTTGTGGTATTAATACCTATATTAGTGCTAGTTACATCAATATTGTTAAATTCCAAGCCTGGCGAAGAATATGCGTTTTTATCTAATCCTTGTGATTCATAACTAATGCCCACTTGGCGAGTATATAAATTATGCATAGGACTCTTACTTAATTTACCTTTTAAATCCACTATACTAACCGTTTTGCTTTTTTCATTATACATAAATCTATCACATATTTCACTATATAAATTACAATATTTAACTGCTTCTTCCAGATTATTAACTTGGTTAACACATTGACTATTATTATCAGCACCGCATTTATTTATAGTATGTTGAGAAAGAGTTGAAGGTTCTAGGGCAAATTCGCCCATAGGTGCATTGCAATTTTTATAGGGGACGTGATCAGCGTTATAATACGTAGTAAAATATATAACTAAAATAGCACCTGTATAAATTAAAAATATAAAAACTAGTGGTATAACTATGTTTACAGCATGCTCCATTTTAATAATTAATTAAATTAAAAGATAAAATGGGACAGAAATGTTCACAAATTAGAGATGCCCGTAAACCAGATCCTAAATTAAACAATGCCAATGTTTGCACTACCTATAATACTCTATTGGGCTATGATCCCGCTTCGCCTCAAAATAATACCTTGGCGGTACCAGGAAGCAATAATAATGCTACTAATAATGCTCAGCCGGTAGCCAGTGGCTATATAGTCCCAGCAGATTTATGTTTGCCTTTTTTGCCGGGTCGCGCGATGAATGACAAAGTGGAAAATTATTGTAATAATATCGGAGACAAAGATGCCAATGGTTTAAGTGAATGGAAAGCTTATAAAAGTAAAAGTTTAGGTACAAACGCAGCGGCTTATGCATTCAAAGGCTCCAGTGGAGATTTACCCGATAAGACCTTAGAACTTGTTAAAAGTAAGTGTCATTACAATGATTGTGATAACGAGACTAGTATAAACGCTCCCTCTGGTTGTTGCAAACTTTGTTGTATTATAGACGGGACACGTGTTCTCTGTGAACGTCAAGCTTATGCCGCTGATCCAGTAGTTTGTTGTTTTTTAGATAATAGTTGTGCCGTTGAAAATAAGCAGACCGAATCCTGTTTCCAAACTACTAATAAACGCAAAACATGTGATCCTCGTTATCGTGATTTGAAATTACAAACCTGTCTCGACCAAATAGAACCTTATTGTAAAGGAGATAAATTATTTGCCGGCCAATCGCATTGGTTAGAAATGTGGGTACCAGATAGCCAAGTAGATGTTAACAGTGGCGATAATGGTAATGTTACTACCGAGGAGGCAGATAATTCTACCAAAAGGATAATGAAACAACCTTGTCTCAGGGCATTGGCCAGAGCTGTATATAATGATAGTGGTGGTGTTTGTACCTGGGAACAGTTTCAAAATTTAGACACTTTTCAAGGAGTTGTTGACCCTGCTGGTTTAGTATGGGCCGAGACAGTGCTGGAGTCTATTTTTAGTAAATATATTGCCGAATTCGGCAGCCCTATCGGAGCCATAAACCAAGATGGTTATTTTCAGTCCACTGGTTTTTTAGATTTTTATTGGAATTTATGTAAAACTTTTCCCGCTATATGTCAAAAAAGTTTAACTAATTTTTGTTCTAATATTAAAGTAGAAGATTTAATAGAAAGACCAGAAGCTATAAAATGGTGTGGTTGCTATATGAGTGATGATCAATATAAGGAATATGAAAAATTTTCTATTAATCGTGAATGTACCCCTTACTGTAATATGAATGGCAATATACCTGTCGTGAATGAATATGATTTTACTACTAATGTATGTACACAAACCACTTGCATTATTGATGATGTTAGTATAAGATTAGCCGAGGTTGTTAATCCTGATGGATTTAATTTTAACCAATTATGTAATAGTTGCGGTGGTAGCAAAATTAGTAAAATTTTTACAGGAGTTAATGGTAAATCGATAGACGATAATGATTTCGGAGGAAACCAAGTAGTAATAGGTGGGGGTCAAGATACTTTTACACAATTTATTCCTGATAAAAATCCCGGAAAAGCTAAGTTTTGGTATACCGATGTACCAGGAGATGCTATGGTGGACTCTGAAGGTCATATGGTAGTTGAATTATCAGTTAATAAAACTGATCCCGGAGTTTACCCTAAGAATCAACCCGATCCTGTTTCAAATAACAACAATTCCTTTGTAACTTTAAATTATACCTCACAAACTTATCCCGATTTTAAAGGGCTAGGAAGCGGTACGTTATACTATATCACCGGAATCAAAGAAATAATAGCAATAGGTGATTTTAAAAAGATAGATATCTTAAATCCAAATACTGAAATAATATACATAGATTCTTATCTAAATAAGACTTATAACGGAGGCACTTTGCCGAAAAAATTACCCGTAAAGAGTCAGGATCTATCTAATAATATAAGTACGCTTGTAAAACACAACACATACTATTCGGCTAGTTATGATTTCCAAGTTAATAATTGGCCTTCTATACCTGTTGATAAAGTACAGGAGTTATTTGATAGTAGTCCAAATGATTTATGGAATTGTTGGGCTCATTTTACAATTGGTTATAAATCTAATATAAATATAACCAATTATGGTTCTATAACTAATAATATCAGAGAGGATAATATTCAGATAGAAGCCAATACATGTAGTTGTATTATAAGAGGGAGTACTTTTGATATAGAAGACGCTAAAATCCAAGCACTTAATATAAATCAAAACTGTGGTTCGGGACAGTGTTTTAATAAGTCGGGCGGCTCTATTGCCTGTGGTTCTAATAAAATCGATAGTAAAATTATTATCGATGTGAAAAATAGTTTTATAGAATTTGAAAAAAAATTATTAAAAGATAAGAGAGAACTAATAACTGCTGTATTAGTTGTTATATTATTTATTATTTTCTTAATTTGGATATCTGTTCAGTATAAAAAACCCAAGGTTATAAATAAAAAAGGCAGAACTACTTATTAAATCCTTTCTGTTATTTTTTCTTTTATATAATCTTTAATACGTTTTTTACGTATACCTGGTGGTAAATTTTGATAACATTTAAGTTCTCCTTCTTCCATTAAACAATTATCTACTTTATATGGTATTTCGATATAATTAAAACCAATACTACTAATTCTTTCTTTCTTTTGCGAATCCAGGGCCAGTCGATCATAAAATTCATAAATATCTTCGTTTATATGATCAGTGCCGTTATAAGTATAAAATTCCCTACTTTTATAATCAACCATAATATTATTATTTATATCATGACAATCTACCAGTATTGGTTTACCAGATACTACACTTTTAGTACCTGGTACTTCTCGGTTAGCTTTCACTCGTTGACCAGTTAACTCTTGTAAACTTTCACAAGCCAGAGTACTTCCTGTACTTTTTATCATTTTGGGATCTCTTCCTTTGGGACCAAAATCTGGCACTAAATAATGTTGTCCATCTATCTCCACCATTTTAGTACCAAAACTTTGCATAGCTTGGTCTTCTAGAATCCAAAAAATTATACTTACTACCACGAAAAATATAATAAAATAAATAAAATTATATAACATTTTTAATAATATTTATTTTTCTTTTCTGATATTTTATCTTGACTTGTATAAAGGTTATTTTTTGTTAAAATAAAATATGAGTGATTCTGGCGAAATAAAATTAAAAGATACCATTTATAATGAAGAAATTTATGATTCAGATGAAGAAGAAGATGAAGAAGAAGAATCTAATTATGAATTTCTAGAAGATCGTGATTACGAAAGTTGTGACGAAGAAACAGAAAATGTTGCTGAAATTTTACAAGATTTATTGAAAGAAGTGGCCACTGTTGACGCAGTTGGTAAAAAGGTTTTCAGAGTAGAATTTACTTACACTAAAAATCTTACTTTTGTTGATAAAAACGAAGATTGTGATTTTGACAAAGACGATGAAAAATATCCTATTATGCCAGACGGAGGTGAAGAATTTTTTATTCCTTATATGGTTAAAGTAGCCAAAAATAATAAAAAATTCAAAGGATGTGTTATAGAAACAAATGTTAAGAATTTTAGTTTTGTTTTATAAAAAAATTATTTTAAAATGGATGAATATGTTGTAATCAAACTGAAAAATCACAAAGAATATAACAAAAAAATTTTATTTGTTATGGTAACTTGTAATAAATTCGATTGTCCTAAAAATATTATGGAAGAAATATTGTCAGTTTATAAAGGCTACTTACAGGAAAATCCAAACATTTCTACCATTTTTGATACCCGTCAGTTAAATTATGTTAGTCCAAAAACGGCATGGGAAGGCGCTAGTATGATATGCAGACTAAATAATTTAGCTAAGAAAAATGTTCTATGTAGTTGTATTATTATGGGAAGTAAAATGATGAAAGATTTATTTAATACTGTTAGTAAAGTTCATCCGGTAGTAGTGCCTTATAAAATTGTCGATAATAACCAAGACGCACTCGCTTTTGTAACGGAAAAAATGAAAAATTAATTAAGATATACGAAAAAAATAGTTTTCGTATATCAATCATGCAGAAACCAACAATCCAATCAGAATTAAGAAATTATTATAATGATTATCCTATTGAACATTATCTTAAATTACCTGAATATGCAGTAGAAAAATTAGAACTAGATAGAAGAGTTTTAGATGGTTTACCTCAGGTAAGAAACAGAGAAGATATTTTTAATTGGATGGCAAACCAAAATTTTAGTTTAGGAGATTTAGAATGGATAGGTTGGTGATCTCTTTATATAATCAAATAACTCTAATTTTATATTAATTTTATCGATATCCCATAACAAACCTTCTTTACAAAAAGACTCGTTGCTATCTTCTTTGCTATAACCAGTGGCATCTATACCAACGAAATTATTAAGTAAAAGTTCACTACATGGTTTGTATAAAGGATAGGGAAATTTGTGATTATCTTCGTTATTATATTTCTCTTTATAATTAAAACATCTAAAAATTTGTTTATTACTATTATTAATTTTTAATATTTTATTATTTTGTTGATCTTTAAAATTTTCTGTTATATATTTTTCAGAAATATATAATTTATAACAATAAGCTTGATTATGATTTTCTAATATTTTAGATAAATTATAATTATATTTACTATTACTACAAAAATATATATTTTTGTAGTTACTTCTTAGGATACTAGTAATATAAAATAAAGACGTCATATTTATTTTATATTTAAATAGCTTTTTAAATTTTTCATTTCTAATAATTATTTAAATAATAATTTTTTTTACACCAAATCTTAAAGAACAGTGATCAATGTTGGGACATTCGCGAATATATAATTTTTCCATTTTAAGGTTATTTTTCAATATTTTTTTAATATAATAGTTATTTATAACTGTACATGATAAATCTAATTCTTTTAAACTATTTAAATATGTAGCTATATGATTAGCACTTATGTTAGTTATATTATTATTATTAATAAATAATTTTTCTAATTTTTTTAATCTAAGAGTAATATAAATTATACCAACGTCTGTTATACTAGTTTGATTTATATTTAATTTTTTAATATTGGGTATATTATCAACAATATCTATAATATTGTCATCTTCCAATAATCCATATGATAATATTAATGTTTCCATACAGAGCCATTTTTTGGATAATAATAACACATCATTATCTTCAATCCACATGTTAATAGAATTAATGAACGAGAATTTTTTTAAACGTGGACAAACTTGATTTATTCGGTGAAATTTTTGATAAGTAGTAATTACAAAATCCAGGTTTAATTCTTCTAGTTTTGGTAAATTTTCTAAAAATTGGAAGAATCTATCGTCCAGACTCATCTGTGTATTAGATATATGCAAAATCTTAAGATTATCAAATTTTAGTTCATGTATATCAACATCAAAAAGATATCTACTATAAGAAAGATCTAATTTTTCTAATTTTCTAAATTTAGTTATATATTTAATTTCTTTAAAAGTAAGATTATTATTACGTAAAGATAATTGTTTTATAGCAGGATTAATAACATCTAAATGTCTCATTCCTATACAAGTACATAAATATAATTCTAATATTTCTAATTTTCTTTGTTTTATCAGAAAATTATATAAAATATCAGGATCAATAATCCTACAATTATTAAATATTATTTTTCGCAAATTCCATTTATTTTTGGAACCATAATAACAAACAATATTCTTACTAACAGATCCATTTCTAATTATTAAGTTTTCTGGTTGTTGAAAAAAAGAAAGAATACTAACTTTTTCATATTCTCTAAATTTTAATCCCAAATTTATATTTTTTAAATATTTACATGCTTCAAAAATATTATGATTATATAAAATAACTAAATTAATTATATCTGTAATAGATAAAAAATTAATAATAATTATTAATACATCTAATGGTAACTCGTCCATTTTTTATTTAGATTTAGTAATAATAATTCAATTTGAAATTATTATTTAAGTTTTAAAACTAAGAATATACAGCACAATGCAATAATGAAAAGTAAACAAATAATCACTCCCTCCGAAGCAATTCGGTAATTTT